GCACCTGCGATAGCACCAATAGATGTTGCAACAGCTGGAACTACATTTGTTAAATCGACTTCATTTACCTGTACACCAGGTGATACTAAAAATGCCATCGTTGTTCTCCTTGTTAGTATTGTATAATATTATTCGAATAATACTCTTTTTATACTTGTATTTATAGAAATAAACATTTCTACATGTTGTTTTTATATGCCTTAGTATTTATAAATACTTAAAATGCAAACTCATTACGAAAAATACAAAGAAACAATCAAGAAAGTAGCCAGAAGAAATTACTCTAAAAGAGTTTCTTGGGTCAACAAACATCTTGATACATCGTCTTGTCAACAGTGTGGGGAGTCTGAAACCATCTGTTTGAAGTTTCATCCACATGACGCTGAAATAAGAAAGAAGTCTAAAGTCACAGGAATTAACACAGAAGCGAGAGAAGAGATTGTTAAATTGATTCAAAAGTCTAAAGTTATCTGTCATAATTGTTGGATTAAGTTAGACAATGATCTAATTGAGTTGATGTAATTTCTTTTGTTTTTACACCCGTTATTACTAACATAGGTCTAGGATGTAAACTTGCGTTTGCCGTTGCATGTGGTATATTCATCCAATCAAACTTATGAATATCGCCTTTTTTCCAACGATCAAACATCTTATTTCCATACATTATAAACTGACCTGGTTCCCAATCCTCTAACATAACCATAATTCTAATTACTTTATTTGGGTCTTCGTCTAGATCATATAGTTTATCTATATGCATATTCAATACATCGCCTGTAAACTGAATATGTAATTTTGCTTTTACATCTTTTAATTCAAAGAAGTCTATCATCTTTTGAATAGTAGGACATTTACTAAAGTCTGTTAGACCTCTGTATATTGTCATCTTAGGGTCTGCACCTGCTTTGATTAAATCATACTCTTCAGACTTAATATCTTCATTTGGTCTATTTGCAGCTGCTCTTCTATTACCCCAATTAATTTTTTCTACGTCTTCTATTGCACTCTTGATCTCTTCAGACCAATCGCCTGTAAACTTTCCTAGATGTTCGATATTATCTGTATCTGTTTTCCATTTATTAAAATGGTAATTACTTCTTGCCTTTGCTTCTTCCCAATTACTTATAGACATATACTTTAATATCCTTTTGCTTGTAGTTGTGTTCTTTACCTAGATATTGTATTTCTAATTCTTTTGCTAATTCTATATTACTATTTACTCTTTTAATTCTTTTCCAATTGTTTTTACAAAACTCCATAATCCCTAAATTTTGTTCTTGAATATGTCCGAACATACTTTCTAAATTCTCATACCATTCATAGTTTGGATATGTAATATTAAACTCACCACAATGTTTCCACCAATCATAACATTCTATATCATTTCTATATACCATTACAATAGGTTGTCTATATTTTTTTAATTCTTTTAGATTATATGCGAAACAGTGAGATTTAATAATCCTTTTCCCTTTGCCAGAGAAAGGTAAATCCCACTGATCTCGCTGATTTCCAAATTCCATACCAGGGTCAAAATATGCACCTGTGTGCATAAGTTGTTTCTTACCAGGTGTATCTGCATCGTGATAGTATTTTCTTTCGTCTGAATAATCTGTTTGATCAATGTCCTCTGACCAATAGATATTCTTAACGACACTACTCCACTTAGAACCTGGTGCCCCTGTAAATAGAATGTAAGACATTACTGTGTTAATTGTTCTTTGTACACAGTGTTAAATCCTAACTGTTGATTACCAAAGTCAGTAAGTGTTTTTAATGCCTGTGGTGTAATAAATGATTTCAAAGTTTTTACTGCTTCGTCACCATTTGCACCTGTTCGCCATTCATACTTTCCTACTTTCTTTTCTATGTTTGCCATAGACTCTGGGTCTCCAATCATCTTGTCCAAAGCGTCAACAAGTTTTTGTTTGTTTGGATTATCTTTGTTTACCCAAAACGCTTTCTGTAATGCGTCTCTCCATGATTTAACAAGTTTGTATGCATCATAAAAGTCACCTGATGGGTCAACACCCCAAGTTTCTTTATACAATGTTTCAAATGTTGGTTCAGTAAAGTTAGGGTCATTAATATGTTGTCCACTTTCTACATCTAATAGTCCATGATGAAACCATGTATATGCAACACCTTTTTCAATCAAAGGCATAACATGCTTTTTATATGCAGCTGGATTTTCTCTAGTTGCATTTAAATCACCACGCATGAATGCAAGTCTTCTTTCAGACCCTTTCATTCCTTTTACCCAAGTGATGTTTTTGTTAAACACTTCGATAGGGTCTTGATCAGGCCCTGTAAGTAATAGTGTGATTGCCATGATCTCTGGTGTCATACCTGAACCTGCAGCGATAGATATTTTACCTGTCTCTACTGTTTTGTTTGCACCAATAATGATATTAAGATTCATTTGTCCAATAGATTCCCAATCTAAGTAATCATACTGAACAGGTTCCATTAGATAAGATATACCATTACCACCATGAGATACTAAGATAGTATCATTATCAAATCTTAATTCCTTTTGAAATTCATTTGGCCCAAGTTGATCTCTCGCACCTGGTTTGTATATTAAGTTTATTTTTTCCCCTAAATGTTTTTCCCATTCTTGAACAACAATCTGTGACCACACAGATGTACCACCAGATGGCTTTTGAGGAACGATTAGATTATAATCTGCCTTCGCAACTGTTGTTAAGAAAAGCATTGCAATTAAGATTCTAAGCATAGTCTAGTTTACTCCTTTTTGTCAATGACCAATATAGTATTGTTATTATAGATAATACAATAAACATGAATATTGGTCTTGTTGTTAAATCATGTATTGTATGTAAAGAGGTTAATTGATAAGTTAAGTTGTATATCCGATCACTTAACAAAAAACCTATTAGTAATGCAGGTCTTGAAAACTTATATTGTTTTGCAAGAATACCAACTATACTAAAAATAATTAAAACTGCTATATCTTCCCAACCACCTGTGTATTGTAAAGTTGCCCAAAGAATAACTGCGATGATAATAGGGAAGTAATAAATGTATGGAAGTTTCGCAACATAAGAAGAGTAATATGCTAATACATAACAAATCAATGCTGTGATTATTGTTCCTACTAAAAATGCAAACGCCATACTATCAAATAATTTATCATCAAAAAATGTATCTGGTGAACCTAAGTCAATTCCTAGATACAAAAATAATCCCATAAGAATAGCTGCAAATGGAGCTCCTGGTATTCCAAATAAAACTGTTGGAATAAATGAAGATGCTTTCTGTGAGTTGTTAGCACCCTCTGCACCAATAACACCTTTTACATTTCCATGTCCAAACTTTTCATTTGGATTAGATGCAACAGTTGAACCATATGCCAACCAATCTGCCATTGCGCCACCAAGACCTGGTAGTAGTCCTATGAACGAACCAATAAATCCACCACGAATACTATCTTTCCATGATGCGACTACATCTTTCATTCCTTGCCATATTTGTTTCATCCCACCTGTGTATTGATATTCAACAGTGTTAGTTGCATCACCTCTACGCATACTTGCTAATAATTCTGGTATTGCAAACAAACCTGCTACAAAAGGTAGAAGTTGAATACCGTCTTCTAAGTATCTCCAACCTAAAGTAAATCTAGGAACATTGTTTACATCTACTCCGACTAGTCCTAATGTAATACCTAATGCAATTGCAATAATACTTCTAATCCAACTTTTAGTTGAGACAAATCCTACTGTGACAAATGCAAGTACGACTAATGCCCATAATTCTGGTATACCCATATACATCACAATGTTTGTGTAATATGGTAAAAATAAAAATGTTAAAGAACCAAATAGTAATCCATTAACTGTTGATGAAGTTATTGCGGCAGATAATGCTCTTGTTGCTTCTCCGTTTTGTGCCATAGGAAATCCGTCAACCATTGTTGCGGCCGCAGAGTTTGCCCCTGGTATTCCTAACAACACTCCACTAAAGGAGTCACCTGTTGTTGATGATGCCACCACTGCAACACAAAAGATAACACCAAGATAAGGGTCGGATGCAAAGTAAGGCATAACTGCAAACAATGTAATCAATCCTGTTGTTGCACCTGCAGCTGGGATTAGTCCAATTAATAAACCATACGCCACACCTAATAATAAAAATAATATTTCCACTACTTACGAATCCATTCTGAATATAATCTATTTCCGTTGTCTTGTTTCATTTCTTTTAATTCAAATCCATACTTATCACAATAATGTACATTCCATTTTTCAGACCATGGAAAAAATACAATCTCTTCTACGCCTTGCCATGGGTGATCTGTTAACCCAGGGTTTTGTCGCCAATAGATTATATCATTCTTTTTTGTAATATCATATAGATGTTTTATCTGTTTGTCAAGGTCTTTTTGGGTTCCAAAATTAAGACTTCCTAATGCGAGAAATACGTCAAATTGTTTATGTGGTTTGTAATCTTCAAATGCAATCTCTTGATCTGAATTACTATTGTATGGGTCTATTCCATATAGATTAGGAAAGTGTTTTTTTAGATCATTATACCCACATCCTATATCTAGTATGTGTGCGTCTTTATCTATCTTATCTAGTAATGTCCAACCAGAGTATTTAAATTTATCCCAATTAGGTTTCCAATTGTTTCTAAAGTAGTTGTTCAATACGGATGTTTTCATTAAACTCATCTATATAATCTCTCCATTCAGGTAAAGGGTTTACTTTAAGAAAATTACATAATTCATTATACGCATTTTCATTATATTCAAATAACTTATTTAATTCAATTTCATAATTTAATTTATGTTTAGGAAAATCTAAATTAAAATAAGTTTCAAAAGTTTTTCTCTGACCTTCTACGTCAGGTGCTGTGACAGCAGCAGATATATCTTTTTTTATTCTATCAAAATATATTTCAGCAGCTTCACTATTTGGATGCACTTTAACAAAAATAATTTGATGATCTGATTGTCTTATTATATCATAGTCTAAAGATGTATCTGTTTTATCATCTTGCCAAGTTGTTCCAAATAAAGTATGTGATTTAAAATTTTTATCATCTTTAATTTTGTAAACTATTCTTTGATCTTTAGAAGATATTTTTTCAAACTCTTCTTTAAAACAATCTATTGACCAAATGTTTTTTGAATAAATTTTTTGATATGGTCTTAGATCATAAACTCTAAATGGTGTTCCCTCTTTGTAAGGTAGAACATTATCAAATCTTTTAAATCCCTCATGATAAGATATAAACAATCTTAACCAATCACCGAAAAGCATTGAGGGGTAAGATACACATACATGTTTACCAATCTGTTTCATAATCTCTTATCTTCACTGGTTGCCAAGTTTTTCCATACTCATCTATATTCGGGTCATTAATACCATCATCTACAAATCCAAAAGGTGCCATTTCATTTTCCATTTGGGTTTGATTTTCTTTTAACATGTTTGCTCTAATGTTTACGTTGGTCAACTCTTTAAAATACTTCTGGTCCATTGCCCAACACATTAAAACAATACACATAACTAAATCATCGTTAGCACCTTGCTCTGCTTCAAATTGATTACCCTTAATAATAAATGTAGATAATTCATTTATTATATCAAAGTCCTCTACGATAACTTTATCATTCTCAATTACTTGTTTCATATTAGAACAACCAATCTTCTTAACTGCCTTTGTTGTTCTAACTCCTAACTGTCCTTTAGTACCAGAGAAACCACCACCCATGATTTGTCCAGCACGACCACGCATATAACACATCACAATATTATCATACTCTAATTCAAAGTGTAGTGTGTCTGCTACTTGTTGTCCTATATCATTAACTTCCGTTAATACAAATGCATGGTTATATGCTCTTGCTACTTTATCAATTTTGTTTGGAAATAGCAAGGGTTTAATTTCATTATCTTTAAATACTGCAACAATTTTATATGGAACTGTTGTGACATCAAAACAAATAAAAGCACTAGCGTCATTCTTTGTCCCTCTCGCCACATCAGCAGTAATAAAGTATGTGTGATCTTTTATTGGTCTTTCATAAATCTTTAATCCAGCACTTGATTCAACTGGGTCTTTGTAAGATAAGTTTCTTAGTTTAGATGCATTGACAAGAGTATTTGCAGAACCTAAAAATTCACATTCAAACTCTGAGGCAAACTGTGCTTCACTAGTGTTTGCGATTGTTTCTTTTTTCCACGCTTCATCACGACCAGGTACTTCCGTCCAATGTACCTCGATAGGAATATAACTATTTCTTTTATGTGTTGCATCATTCCATAATTTGTAAAACATATTCATACCCATAGGTGTAGATACAATAATTACTTTTGTTGATTGACCAGAAGAAATTGTAGGATAAACTGAACTAAAAAATTGCTCTGCAACAGTGGCAGGTACGAATGCAAACTCGTCAAGGAATATAATATTAAATGAACTACCTCGAACTGCTGACGCAGAGGTTGATGCTGCAAGTATCTTACTTCCGTTCTCTAATTCAAGAGAACCTTTGTTCCATGATAGAACACCTTGTTGCAACCACTTAGGAAGATTTTCATATGCAAGTTGTAATCTGCCTAACAAGTCTCTTGCAGTTGCAGCCTTGTTGGCGAGAATTGCAATGTTTTTATTTTCATTAAACAATGCATAGTGTAAAAGATATGACACCATAATTGTTGACTTACCAGACTGTCTAGGAAGTTTACAAATTGTAAATCTGTTTTTATGGAATGTACCTAACATGTCTTTTTGAAAGTTGTACATTTTAAAAGGAACAAGTCCTTTATCTAGAGATACAATCTTAATATAATTTTCCACAAAGTATTGTGGGTCTTCCATACATTTTTGTATTTCTAAGACTTGATCTTTGGTAAATTCTAATTCTTGATTTGCTTTTTTAAGTAATGGATTACCTAGATAATGTTCGTCTCTTGCACTCATATTATTTTTCTACTTCCATTGTCTTACCATCAATTCTACCCTTTACTATTCTAGTTGGGTTTCTTAATGTTGTTGTACATTTCTTTTTACAATAACTAGGACATTTATCAGTATATAAGTTATCGTAAAATGTTTGCCATGTTTCACTATTAATAATATCTTCTACTTTGTTATGTCTAATATTTAGTTGTTCATTTTGTAACGCTTTATATTCGGGGTCGTGAACCTGTTCTTCATCTAACCAACAACATGGATACATTTGTCCTGTGGCTGCTAAGTAGGGTGCTCTTTGTTGTGGGTCTTTTAAACACTTTGGTACAAATACTTTTTCTTCTTCTACTTCTTTTACTATTTCAACTGTGGGTGCAAGAAATTCATTAACTCTTGCAGTATGGTGTATTTCAATTTTTATTCCGTGATTATCTGCTAATCTTTTTGCAAAATCAATTTTATCTTCGTTATATTTAAATACTAGATACTGCCATATTACATTGATATTCATGTTTCTTGCTTTTAACATAACGTCAAATAGATATTCACCATCTTGATTTTCACGATACGCAAAACTTTGATATGGAAGACCATCTATTCCAAATACCCATACACAATTAGGATTTGCCTCAAATGCTTTCTCATACCAATGCATAGGTTTTTGTGATGCGGCTGTATGTATCTGAACAAATTTATTTTGTTCATAACACATCTTTAAGAATGTATGTAAATGAGGATTGAATATTGGGTCACCATAAGTACCACACAAATAAATGCTATCATAATAATCTAGCATTTTCTGAAAACTTTCTATTGATATATCACCACCAGGTATTAATTTAGGATTTTCAAATTTTTGTCTAGCACACATAGAACATTTAAGTGTACATTTATTTGTAAGGTCTATATCGCAATCTTTATTTTTAAATCCATTATTTTTATAATCAATCATTATCTTTCTTTTTTAACATTTTCTGTAACTCAGCAGTTGACCCTACAAACAAAGCGTTAGTAACATTTTTAGGTGCCTTACCAGGTACCTCTTTTAATTTTTTCATCTTCTCTTGTAGTTGTACTAACTTTTCAGTTACATCAGCAATATTTTTTATCATATTACCAGCAACTTCATATGCTCTAGGATGATCTGATTCTTTTGCAAGCTCAAGTATACCATCAACTGCATCTTGACCTTTATCAATTAATGTGTAAAAGTTTTGTCTTTGATATTCGTAGTCAACATCAACATCATCACCTTTTGGTATTACAACAGGTGGAGCTTTTTCTTTTACAACAACCTCTTTAGGTTCTTGCATTACACCTAATGCATCTTCAATAATTTTATCTACATCTTCTTTAGACATTTAAAAAAGTCCTTTTCATTTTTGCATCTTGTTGGTTGTGATTTATACCACACCTTTTTCTGCATATTTCATACGGGTCAGATTTAATCTTATCATTAAATTTTTTCCATATATCAGAGTTGATTATTTCATCAACTGTATTTTTATTTAGTTTCAAACTATCGTCAAATAACTCTTTCACTTCGTCTTTGTGTGAGTCTAACCAACAACAGGGTAATATGTTGCCTCCAGCTTCATAATACTTTGGTGTTGTTTCATTTAGACATCTAGGTTTTACTTGACTACTATAATCATATTCTAATTTAATATTATTACCATCAACATCTGTATTACTTTCTAATAATTGTAATCGTATTCCATTATCAACTGCTAATTTGTAAGCATCTAATTGAGTATCCTCGTTGTAATCAAAAATAATATATTGCCACTCTACATCTAATCCTTTTTTATGAGCATCTAACATTCTTTCAAATAAATATTTGCCGTCTTGATTTTTACGATACTTATGACTATCTTCTGGTAGTCCGTCAATACCAAATTTCCATTCTGCTTTAGGATTTGCATCAAACGCTTGATTATACCATTCTTTCTTTTTATGACTTGCGGCTGTGTGTACGACTGCTTTTTTATTTTGGTCAAAGCACATCTTTAGAAACGTTATAAAATTTGTATGAAAGATTGGGTCTGATTGTCCACCACAAAACATAATCTTATCAAACTTATCAAGAACTTTTTGAAACTC